GAGGAATTTGTTTTTCCAGTCCACCTTCGTGGTTTGCTTGCGCCCAGTGTCACCGTTGACGAAGTACGCCATCGGCAGGCTGTTCAGCACCGGCAACCGTTTTTGCTTCGCCGTCATGTTCGGAAGCCGCGTTGCCAGCTGCATGACGGCCGAATACTGAGGCACTCCCTGAATAATTTCGTTGGCCACTTCGACGGGAATCAGGGCCTCCGCGTCGGTGCGTTGAATCAAATTCACTGCCATCTTCTTTCCACTCTCCCACAAATGAAATTAGCGCCGGATGGCGCCTCTGATCAGATCGTTCATGGAAAAACCGGCCTTTCCGCCGGTTCCGTTGCTGGGCGGCGTCCGTCCGCCAGCAGCCAGTCGCTTCGTGACTTCTTCGGACACTGCAGCATCCCATAGTTTACAGAAGTCATCGATGCGCCTTTTCGTTTCCTCGACATCGTCGCCGAGTACGAACGGTTTGAACTGGATCGGAAGTTGCGCTGCCGCCAGAAGATTGGTCGCCTCCAGTTCGACCGTTTGCCGTTTTAGCGCCGCCTCCTTTTCCACCAGCTCGCGGCGCCGTTTCTCCAGCTCATACTGGATTTTTTCCTCCTCGGTCATCTTTGCATGGAGCTGCTGTTCCAATTGCTTGACCTGTTTGCTGTAGGCCGTGCGGACCCGATCCTCAGCGGACTGGATCTGCTTTTGCATCCATGCTTCCAATTCAGGTGTCAGTTGAACCCCGCCTTGGTTTCCTTGGCTGCCAGCAGCTCCGTCAGTGCCGCCTTGTCCAGTTCCTCCGGAACCTACTCCATTTGCCCCTTGGCCTCCTTGTTGGCCCTGCGCGCCGTCTGTGCCAGCAGTTCCCCCACCTTGGCCGCCTTCACCTGCGAAAAACTGCAGGTTCAACTTGCGATGTTTCCTTTTCATGATCAACCCTCCATTTTTGAGTTCGGACATGCCCGTGCCCTGCTTCGAGTTCACGAACACCCGCCCTCATTTTTTTGGCAAATAAAAAAGCCGCCATTGAGGCGACTTTTGAAAACGTGCACTAATTTACTTCTTGACGATTTCGAACTCGTCCGGAGGATAAAGGTAATCCTCGCCGCTTTCGTCAACAATTCGATACCAGCCCTTTTCCACGCTTTCGACACGGTACATCTTTCCGTGTATGAGCGTCATCGGACTTCCCTTTCCCAGGTAACGAACGATCACTGAATACACCCCGGTTCAATCATCGAACCAACGTTTGATTTTATATTCTATTTTACCAATATTCGGTGCTTCGTACCAGTGTATTTCTGCAGTTCGTTCTTTCCCGTCGTAAATGACGGTTGCGGTGCCGCGCATCTTTTTCCAATCCTTTGGAGAGGTCAAAGACCCGTTTTGCAGCGGATAACTCTTGATAAGACGCTGAACCTCGCGGATTTTCTCGCCCTCGGCAATCGGGATAACGCCGGTAATATAACTGCCTTCCTTGAGAACGGCGTTTTTCCCGCCAGAAACCCGCACAGATTTCGGCACCTTCACATATATCCGTTTGGCTGCTGCTCCCAGGCTCCGCGGGACTACTTCGTAGTCGCTCAGGCGTGTTCTTTTCCACTCCTCGAACGTCAGGTCCGCCAGCTCCTTGTGGGTCCGTTTCTGGACCTCAGCGATCCGGTACGTCACAAAACAACGGCAGTTGATGTCGTGGGCGGCGACGCCGGTGTTTCCCGGGGCGGCTCCGCGCCCCCCGCCCGGCCGCAGTTCAAAATCTTCATCAGCACGGACTTCCTGACCGTCCATCATACGATGGTTGGCTGCCGCCGTATGCCGGACCTTTTCATCGTGCAGGCTGTTCCATTTCTTCAGCATCACAACGCCCTGTTCGGTCGCATGCTCGGCACTCGCCAGCGTCGCAGCCTCCTGTATTCGGTGCGATTCCGTCCGGACGATCCGTACCGTGTCAAAGTGGCTGGTGTTCAGCACTTCCCGGACGTCCTCAGTCATCTTTCGCAGCGTGGCTCCCTCGACCAGGTCGGCGGTGATGCGCCGGAAAAGTTCGTCGATGGTCTGCTTTCTCAGCCGCGACAATCGGCCTTTCAGTGGCCGCCCGCCGATCGGCTCCTCGATGATCCTATCGATCTGTTCAAGCGGAACCGCCTTGTACCGGAGCCGAGCCTTCGCCTCTCGCTCGATTGCCCACGCCATCCACTCATAGGAGTGAGAGTATGCCTGCCGCAGGAGCCTGCGCAGCGCACGCTGGTTTTTCGCGCTCATCTTGTCCACCTGGGCCATGATCTGCTTTTCCAGGCGGCGCAGGCGGTTGTACTTGGCCATTTCGGCGTAGGTCAGTTTGCCGTCGGTTTCGAGCTTCGCGAAAATCAGTCCGATCTCGGCGATGATTCCGTGCAAGGCAATCTCAAAATTGCGTCTGATCTGCGCCTCGACCGCCGCGACTTGTTGCTCGTTTTCCTTTCGCAGCTCCGCCTCGTATTTGTCCAGGCTCATGCATCATCGCCCTCATCCCCGTCGTCCGGCAGATCCAGCTCCGGGATATCATCGCGTTCATGGCGCATGAGTTCGACTTCATATTCAACGTCATCTACGAACGAGAGTTGGCTGAGACGCGTCTGCTCACTGACCATGCCCCTGAGTTGCCGTGTGGCCTGCGCCTCATACAAGAGATCCCGCGGGAAGTTGCGCTTGAACTCATACCACACATACAGCGGGTCGAACCGCAGCGATGGCTCTTTCGCGTTCCACGGCCTGGATAGCAGATCGAACATGCGTTTCGACGCCGACCTGAACTTGTTTTCGAAGAAACCAACCTTCATCTCAAGCCCCAGCAGTTTATACTTTCTGGCCTCACCGGACTGAGATCCACTGCCAAATGCTTCATCGGACAGGTCGGGCGTCTTCGAAAACCGGTAGATGTTGTCGTGCAGCCTGTCCAGGTGGTGCTCAACGATGGCGTCGTTCAACTGTTTCGTGATGAACTTGATGTCGCCGCCCTCGGGAATGTTGAACGCTCCAGTTTTCCGCGCCTCGTTCAGCACCTCTTCTGTAATCTGTCCGCCGATGAACGCCATGTAAGCGAGCCTGAACGCTTCGATTTCACTGTTCACATCGCTGAGCGTACGATCATAGGCATCAATCAGGCTGAGCACCTTTTCCGCTTCGCCCTGTAACTCAGCGTTGTTCGGATATCCGACCACCGGACACATGCCGAATGGATGCGGCTCAGGCGGTTTTTCGACTTTGTATGTGCCGCTGTTCGAGCGAGTCTCGATGAAGTAGTGCGTTTGCGACTCATCGTAAAACTCCACCTTCCGGATCGGGCTGTCCCGCTCGTTCAAAACCGTGTACACGTACAAAGCGTAGTCCGGTTCCGTGATGTCTCCGCTGGATGCGAGGAACACCACGCCGTACGCTGGCAAGTTTTTCGCTCGCTCTCGGCCTTCCTGGTCGATGTAAATGAGACGGGCTCCATAACCGCATATCGCGGCCATCTTTGTGACTTCGACGTCCAGATCCGGCAGGTTATTCATTGAGGCAAACCGGACGATGGTTTCCTGAACCCGCTCGTATTCGGCCACATCTTTCGAGTAGTTGTAGCTGATCGGGTTCCCCGCGAAATACCCGACCTTCATGTCGACGATCTCACCGAAAAAGTCGTTGGCAACCCGATTGTTCACTTTTCGGCTGTCGTCTAAGTGCCGTTGGAAAATTGGCACTCCCTGCGGATCGCCCGTGTATCGAAGGAACAGTTTCATCATCTCGACTTGTCGCGGCTCGAACTTTTTCAGAATGCGCTTGACCAGGTCCGGTGAAATGCCATTCGCCCGGATCTGCTCGATCTCATACGTGAAATCAGGCAACATGTCGTGTTTCACCTCCTTATCTGGCAGCCGTAGGTGCAGATGTGACCTTTCTCATGTTGATCTCGCTCTCAAGCGCATAACGTACAGCATCAATGCTGTGATTATCGCGGTCGGGATACCCTTCCTTCCACCCACCGTTACCGTCGGGATCGAGTTCGTACCCTTCGAACTCGCGCGCCGTGTTCGGGCAGCGAACCGGGTCGATCACAATCTCATCCAGATCCTGCAGGAACTTCATGCCGTGTTCCACACTGTCCGGTCCTTTCTTCGCGCCGGTCACGTTCACGCCGAGGTTTCGCAGTTCCGCGATCGTCCGTGGTTCGGCGCTATCAGCCGTCACGCGGGCGTTGCTCTTGTTTTCGGCTCGGATGGCATCGGCCAGCGCGCGGTTCGACAGGCCGACCTTGTGCACCTCGTGGAAAATAAACAGCCGGCGCCGTGTAGCGTCGAAGTGCATGACCGCGTAATGCGTCGGATGCGCCGCGAAGCCGAAGTCCAACCCGCGTTTGATCCTGTCAAAGCTAGCGATTTCCTCGTCACTGATCCGGCGCAGCGTAAGGTTTCGGAATACCTCGCCCCCGGTCCCGACGTCTTCTCCCAGATACTCATGCCGGTAGGCCAGCTCGTTGCGCTGTCGCAGCGTCTCCGCCTCGATGAAAAACTGCTCACCGAGCCACTCGCGCGGTACCCCTAGGTACGTGCTGTGATGGACATACCAGCTGGCCGGCGGATTGCTCTTATATTCATGCACCCAACACTTGCGACTCCGGGGCGGGTTGTACGTGTAAAACACCTTATACCCGTCACCCCCGCGCAGGGCCGTCTGGTTGATGCTGCGAATATCTTCGATCGAGAACTCGTCCGCCTCTTCATACCAGACAAACTTAAAAAAGCCTTTGCGAAGCCGCAAAGACTTGATTTTGATTGGGTTGTCAGCGCCCCGAAAGATGATTTTTTGGCCGGTCGGCCGGTACACGATCTGCATCGGTGACACGCGGCAATCGAACAGATGTGCGATGCCTAATTTTTCAATCGCCCAAACGAATGATTCGTACACCGATTCGCGCAGAGTGTCTTTTACCTTACGCAACGCAATCGCATTTGCGTTCGGATCGGCGATCATACCAAGAATGATCTCAGTCGGCGTAAACGACGATTTCGTGCTACCGCGACCGCCACCGAGCAGGAAGTGCGTCGCTCTGTCATTTTTGATAATGTGATGAACTTCGTAAAACGACGGAGCGATGATGTCGGTCAGCCGTACAGCGGTCACGCCTCATCACGCGGCACGTCGTCCACGATTTGAACAGCTCCCTGAACGTCTACCTGTTGTTTGTCGATCCACATACCAAACCGCTTGCCGAGCAATTCCAGCGCCTTTATCTTGTCCGCAAATCGGATTTCGCGCTCGACCCCTTCGCCATCTTGAGTTGGGATCGTCTTTACCTTCACGCTGGCGATCGCTGCGCGGTCATCGGCACTCGCGTCATCGAGTAACTCGGCGTTTTCCATGTTGACTAACTGCGTCGGATCCAAGAAAGCGATGCGGGCAAGCTCACGGATGATACGTTCTTGGGTCACTCCCGTACGACGGCTGTGTTCGGCCATGCGCTGGTCAATGTACGCGCGAACCTTAGAATTTCTTAGCAATTTTGAAGCAGTTACCTCTGCCGACTTCGGACTGTAACCCGCACGAATCGCTGCAGCTGTGCCGTTCATATCGATCAACCATTCATCCGCAAATCGTTTTTGCTTCTCCGTCAACATCCCGCATCACCTACCTTTCTTGAAATTTAACCCGGACACCGCGCCGCACCGATCCGGGCTCGGCGGAGGAGAGTGGGCGCTGCACCACACCCAGCGAGGCGGCGTCTCACCCGACCATCCTATCCCTCACACACCGATGGAACCCGCATACCTGCACCGTGCCTGCCCATGTTCCCCATATACAACCATTACACTGCTTCGGCTGCTTCTGTTTTTTCTTCACCTTCATCACCCCAACAAAAAAGAGCCGCATTTCTGCGACTCCGGGTATTTCTGTATATTCCGCGCCGTTCCCGCCTCCCATTTTACAACCTCATTCCGAAACACGTCAAAAAGTGTGCAAAGTGGGAAAAATGGCCCGCGTATGGAAAAGTGGCGCAAAGTGTGCAAAGTGGGAAATTTGGCACGCCCTTAGCTGGCGGCCCGATCGGAACATGTGTAAAACTGCTCTACGATGCTGTCTTTCATGTTTTGGATGTGCCTCCGCGACAGCCCCATATGGTGCGCAATCGCCCGCATGCTCATCCCATCCAGCATGCAGTCCAACACCGTCCGCTCGCGCTCATCCTGGATGATGTCGAGCCGTTCCTGTACGTACATGACCTTCCGCTCATATGCGCGGAGTTTTTTCCAGTGACGCTCCCTCCTGCTCGCCTCCAGCGCGACCGGATCGGAGCGGCCGCCCTTTGCCTTGGGCATGCCGAGCACCTCAAAGTTTTGCACGATTCTTTCCCCGGCGTCCCCCAACAGTTCGCGCAGCCTTTCTATCTCCCTGATCATCCAGTGATAGTCCCGAAGCGTCTGCTCGATCTCATGCTTTGTCATTGCCCCTACACCCCTCGTATGATATACTGGGTATCGGAACATATATTCGCATTACCCCTGCGGGCAACTGCGGGGGACTTTTTTCAAAACCGGAACGCCAGCTGCCCCTGCTCCTCCGCATCAACCTCCGCCGTATACGCCCCCGCCGGCCGCTCTAACGACCTCGTGCACCTCTGCACCCATCCCAGCGGCAGCCCCTCGGTCTTCCATATCCGAAGGATTCCGTCCACGAAGTGCCTCCCCAGGTCGCAACTACGTATGATGTCCAACGCCGTGTGTCGTCGGTATCCCACGATCATGTGCCATCTCGCGGGCGGGGATCCTGTTAGGCGAATGATCAGGTCCGATCCATGTCGGAAAAACGCGATGGTCGTATATACATAGCCCTCATCCCGCATCACGAGATCCGGGCGCGCTCCTTTCAGTCCACGGGGGCGAGGGATTGGTTTCATCCCGCGCCCCTCCTCATCCTCGCCTCTATACGGAGGCATTCCTCCGCAGCTCGTTCAGAAAATGCTTCCTCAAACCGCTCGATCTGTTCCGGTCCGAACCCGAACTCCTCGCGCAGCACCTGAGGCGCCAGCGCCTCGAAACGGTCGTAGGCGTCCTGGACGAGGCGGATGGCTTGCCGTGTGGTGATCCGTTTATCGCGGCTCATTGACTTTCCCTCGCTTCCGCCCCCTTCTTTCTGTTCCTGTATTGGTCCTTGGGCCGAAACACGTATTCCCTTCCGCTGACCCGGATCACGGTCGGAACACTCTTTTTCACTTTGAGTACCGTGACAATAGGCCGGTATCTGTCGCCGCGGTTCACTCCACCGTCACCCCGATTTCGCGGAGGATGTTGCGGGCGACATAGTTGTACCAGTCCAAATCGGTCACTTCGGGATCATTCTGCTTCGCTTTCCATTCACGGATTTCACTGATGTTTTCCGCGTTGGTCTTTGCCAGTTTACGCAACCCCTCGATCAGCTTGCCTCGTTCCGCCTTATGATGGTTCGCGGCCTTTATCGCCAATTCCTGAAACTTATGCAATTCTTCACGCAACATGTTGCTTTCTTTGCGCGTTTGTTCCAACT